GGTATCCTCTGCCTGGTAGAGACCGTAAAACCTGCCTCTTCTACCACGCAGGAAATTTGCTTATTACGGTAGACGAGGGTTCCGTTTAACTTAGGACTAAATACTTGAAGAAAATGCTGTCTTTTTGCATAAGCATCATCAGGATTATCAGCAACAATTGTACCTTCAAGTATGATATTTCGCATATCTAGAGTGGAGGAAATATAAAAAGCGCCATCCTGATTTGGCGCTTTGAATGTATTAACGGTCTGACGTATGTTGCCCGTTCCGTCTAGCTTAGAAAGAAAGTATGGGCGGTTTTGTTTCAGTGTTATGCTTACACCATCCTCATTGATATATGTTAATTCCATAGTCAGACCTCCTTTAAAACTCAAGTGCTAGCTTGCGTGATAGGTTTCTGAACTCTCGTGCCAGTTCTTTTTCGGATAGAGCCTTTGGTGTTACCACAGAAAGATTTTGAATGATACTTGTTCCAGCAGGACTGCCTTGTCCAGATAAACCTCTGTAATTTAAATCGAAATTTGTGGGTATTGCGTTCTGCATATCTCTCGAAACAGCTGCCATTGCCTCTTCGAAACCGACACCGATACCTTCACCCATATTGTGGCCAATCCCGGCAAAAAGAGAAGAAGGTGAGCTTATGCCAAAGAAATTTTTAATACTCGATACCACATTCCCAAAAAATCCGGAGATCTTATCCCATAACCACGCACCTGCATCCGAGATACCTTGCCATAGTCCTTTAATCAGATTACCACCTACTTGGACTATTTGGCTGATAGATCCTGTGAAAGCTCTTACAATACCAGCAATAATTTGAGGTACGGCTTTGACGATAGCAACAATAATCTCGGGGAGATTCGCAATTAGTGCAACGAATAACTGGATTCCTGCATCGATTATCTGCGGAATAGAATCAATCAGAAAGTCCACCAATGCATTTATAATGGCAGGTAATCTTGAAACAAGCTGCGGTATTGCCTTAACCAATCCCTGAGCTAACCCTATAATCAATTTTAAAGCTGCATCTAACAGCTTGGGCAGATTATCAATCAAACCTTCCACAATCTGAGTGACTGCAGAAACTGCTGCAGGTATGAGCTGTGGTAAAGCTATGCCAATACCATCTACAAGTGCAGTTACAAGTTCAATTGCTGCATCTATAAGTAAGGGTAGGTTATCAATTAATGCTCCGACAATTGTCATCACAGCACTTACTGCTGCCGGAATAAGTTCTGGTAGTAGGCTCAAAACGGTTTCTAATACCTGTGAGAATATACTTGTGACAGTTTCAAGCAGCATAGGCAACAAGTCACCAACCGCTGTTAGAATTGCACCTGTTGCCGTTGGAAGTGCGGCTACGATATTCTCTAAAACAGGTACGATATTAGTGACAACCGCTTGGAAAGCATCAACAAGATTCTCTGTGAGGTTTGTCATATCGGCATTAGCATTACCAAGTCCTGCGGTGAAAGAACCAAGTGCAGCTTGAAGCAGTCCGATTGAACCCGTAATTGTTTCTGTGGATTCGCGTGCAAAGTTCCCGGCATACTGCTGGGTATTCTCGAAAAACATCTGCATAGCGACTTCAGCTTTTTCAGCTTGTGTAGCAGTTTTCCAAGTGAAATCAAGACCTTTTGCTAGAGCATATGCCTCAATATTGGTAGCGTTCATCGCAACACCTAAGTTGTCCATCATTGTGAAGTTGCCTTTGGCGGCACCTGTGACTGCGTCCATTGCCATAGACATATCAATGCCCATAACAGAAGCCATGTCTGCGGCACGTTGCATTGCTTTCTCGGTCAATTCAAGGCTTTTTTGCTGTTGGATACCAGAGCCTTGGAATAACGCACCCATTTTGTTTGCAGTTGCTAGGTACTCACTTTGTGATATACCAAGGTTTTTATATGCTTCTTCGCCGCTTTTCTGGATAGCTAAAGCGTGAGCTCCAAAAACCGCCTCGGAACCGCCAAGGTTTTGCTCTAACTCACCAAATTGTGCTACTACTTCTTTACCTAGTTTTATAGCCGCAGCCCCTGCAGCAGTGGCAACCGCACCCATTGCAACACCAATGCCCTTGAGGACACTACCAAGTTTTCCAAACTTGCCACCGGCATCGTCTGCACTTCTAGCCGAATTATCCAATTCTTCACCGAGATTATTAGCTTCGACAGCAGACTGTTCAAGTTCACGTTCCATATCATTAAGCTGAGCCTGTGCCTTGTTTATCTGGATCTGCCAGTTTTGCGTGCGGCGATCATTCTCACCGAACGAGGAGGCGGCATTATCTAAAGCGGCCTTAAGAGTTGCAATCTTTTCTTTTTGTGCGTCGATTTCTTTATTCAGAACCGCATTCCGAGCGGTAACCGACTGTATCGATTTATCGTTTTTATCGAATTGACTGGTTACAAGGGTCATTTCACTGCCCAGAACCCTAAATGATTGGTTGATTTCAGAAAGAGCTTTCTTAAATTCGCGCTCGCCTTCAACACCAATCTTTAAGCCGAAATTGTCTGCCATGCCTTCACCTCCTATATGCCAGGTGGGATAATATCATCAATGGTTTGAGTCTTCTTAGGCTTTTCAATACCATACCATTGCTTGTGGCAAGCCCATAAATCAAAGAACAGTCCTATAGGCATAAGCCAGAATTCCTCGGCATCCATACCCATTTGAACTGTTCCATAATATAAAAGCCGGGTAAAGACTTCAGAGTCCTTTACCCGACTTCCGCGTTTTTTGGGGCTTCTTCCTCACTTTCTACATTGCGTTTCGTACCTTTGAACATCGCCTCAGTAATTGCGTTTTTATACGCTGCTAAATCAAGCGGTGAAGTGAGAAGTTCCACTTCTTCCTCTGTGAGCAATTCCTTAGGTGATTCCTTATTTCTAAGGTTGTGTATTAAGATAGACTGGTTTGCCAACAGTGTAATTAGCCAAACGATCTCGTCCAGTGCCATCTCAAAGTTCTTGGATTTCATTAGTTTTTCTCCGAGGTTTTCAAGCCCACCATATCGACCTGCAATTGCTTTTGTTGCACGAGTGGTCAGAACCAATTCATAATCTTTTCCGCCTATGTTGATAGCAGCAGTCCTTTCATTATCCATTGTTATCCTCCTATGGTTCCGGTGCGTACACAGGTTCGTAAACTTCTGAGAACCACCCGGTAATGACAGCGGCAGGAACGCCTGCATCGCCTTCGGTTACCTCAGCTTTCCATGGGTGCTTGCCCAGCCCATCTAATTTATTTCTTCGTGTGACTGTTCCTTCAATAGTCGGTGTAGAGAAAGTAATAGAATCAGACTTAGTCTGCAGGTTTGTTGCTGGTAGCCCGAACACCACACGGTACAACCAAAATTATCGATATGTTCCGTTGGCCTTCTGTGCACGAAATCCTATAGCGACCGGAGCGCCAACATTTTCGCTGGCAGAGATAAGAACACCGTTGTCATCAGTTGATGCACCAGTTAGATCTGCCGCAACTGTTGGGCCAATGTCATCCACTCCGAGTGTGAGGGTACCACTGCTGAAGTCTTTAACAATTTCTGCGGCACCGTCGTCCGCATACAGAATCGCCTCTACCAATTCTACAGATAGTTCAGCGGTTATGGCTTTGGCAAGCACCGAAGGCACACCATAGGTTTCCTCACCATTAGAGTCCTCGGTTATTTTTGCATAGTACAGTTTATCCAGACCGATAGTTGCCATATGTTATTCCTCCAATCCATAGTTTTTTGCCACATCTATGGCGTAATGATGATATCCAGTATCATCCTCATGTCCGATGTATCGTCGCTCGGTTATAGTGAAATCATCACTTAGTAAAGCAGTAATGATCTGCTTTTTCCTCTGTTGGTAGTTGCCTTTTGAAAAAAGTGAAATTCGTACTTCCTGCACATCAAATCCGGGAAGATTATCCGCATGAAGTTCAAAAATGTCCGATAGAGGTAATAGGACTACATACTCATCCGGAGCTTTGTCAGAAAAAACACCAGTTTCCACGGGAAGAGGTATAGCGCTTACGATAGTAGTAAGTTCCGATAGAATACTCATATCTTGCCAATCTCCTCCTCTAGCTTATTAATCATTGCATTAGTGCAAGGTCTGCGAGATGCAGTTCTTGCGGGCTTCATGAAAGGTTTAGCGGGTTGTCCGTGTTTGCCATATTCAAGGACACTTGCAATTTTTGCATTGTTTTCACCATCAGGGCGAGGCTCCGCGAATCCGACCTTCACATTGAAGTTTCCATTTCTATCCTGCTTAGCATCAGAAAGACCTAATGATGAAATAAGTTCACCCGTACTTCTTGAAGGATATTTCGTATCCTTTCCGATTACAGCCTGCAGATTGTCTTTGACTTTTTTCAGAACTACATCACCGCCTACCTCAAGCACACGAGGAACAATTACATCAATCTGGTCGCCTAATCTGGATATACGCAGAAGAAAATCTTCCGGCATCTTTATATTTACTTTTGCCATATAATCACCTCATAGAAGGTTCTATTCGTTCGGTAAGAACCTCGGTATACATCCTGCGTCCGCGTACATCTTCTGAACTAAGTATCCGGTATCGGTCATCAGCACAGACGATAATCATTTCAGAGTTTATTTCTAAACCTGGGATTTTTCTAAATCGAAATAGGGAGGAGGCCGTTGAAAATGTAGCCATATTTGCCCATCGCTCATTACCATGCCGCTCCTCCTTGTATGCTCGGACAGAGGCAAGTAGTGTCTCTCCTACAGTAGAAAATCCCTCTTCGTCTATAGTAGGATTGGTGCTGATTATATTAATGAAAGTGTTCATCTTTCCAAAGCTCATAATCTACACCTTCCAATCCCGGTCAAGCCTGAGAAGTAGGTTTACCGTATTCCAAACCTGTTGACCTGCTTGCACGCTATCAGCAAAGAAACCAGCTGTCGAGCCATCTCTGGTTTCGTAGAAATGACTCGACAACATAATTACAGCCTGTTCAGTAGTAGGTGGCATAGTGTTTTCGGAGTAGTGTCCTTCGGGAATATGCTGGTAGCTTTCTGCATAGGAGACGGCAGCTTTGATGTAATGCAGTAGAAGGCCATCGTCTGCATCATGCTCCAATATTAAGTTTGCTTTTACTTTTGGTAAAAGATTATCAGTTGTCATGCCATCCGCCTCCTTCTGGTTATTCCTCGTCTGCCGCCATTAACCCAGCCGCTTTCAGTTTTGCGAGAAGTGCATTGAAATCTGTTACAAGCGTAGCTGTGTCCTCAGCTATACTGTCAGCTTGATTTGCAGCCATTTTTACCAATCCGGAGACTTGTTCTGTAGCATCGGCGGGATATGCCGGAGCATAGAGCTTACCGGTTTCATCTATCTTAACTTCTACAGTATCATCCTCACCTGCTTCTTCAGCTATTACTCCACCTAGAGTTTCAGCTGTTGCCATAGCAAGTGCTGGCACATATAGCTTGCCATCATCGCCAATCTTAACTTCGACGGAGTCAATATCACCCGCTGCTGCAGCTTTAACACCGCCGAGAGTCTCCTCAGTTGCAACGAGAAGGGGATTAGCGGCGAGCCCTGTTACCGAAGCTCCTTCCTTAATTTCAAGCGTTCCGCCTATAACAGTTTTCTCTCCGCCTTGTTCGGTGTAATTCTTAGTGTTATAGCTCATATTGCACCTCCATCACGCTTTCTGCTGGAGAACCTTGATAGCCTCCGGCAGAATCAATTTGCCATCGACACGTTGGGTTGCAACAAATCCGACTTGGCCAGTAACGGCATAGAGCTCGTTTAGTCTCTTAAATACACGTCCTTGGCGATCTGCTACCCAATAGTAACTAAAATCACCAAAGGCAATGGTCTTCGCTGCGGCTTCAATGGTAGGTACATATGAAGATGTGTACAATGGACGGTTGAGAATAGTATCAGGTGTCCCAGCCTGTAGTGATGGCTGCCATAGATACTGCCCATGACCATCCTTCAGTTTACGAATTGCCTTTATAGTAGCATCGTTCATAACAAATACTGCTTTATTACGGTAAGGTGCCTTTAAGGAGTAGAAAAGATCAAGCACCTCATCCATAGTGATTGCCGTAGCACTTGCAGTTGTAACACCAACTTGTGCTCCACCTGTAGTGGCGAGGATACCAGTTGGTTTGCCAGAGCCATCGCCGGTAAAAAAGGCTTCCTCCTCTTTATTTCCGATACGTCTTGCAAACTCTCTGGAAATGTACGCTTCCATATCAAAGGCAGAGTCGTTAAGTAACTCCTCGGAAACCTTAATCAAAGTTGCTAGTTTATACGCCCCGATAGACACCTGACCAAAACTGTCATCGCTATCTGTGATAGTCCCTTCCTCGTCGACCCAGGAGGCAGTGCCTTTGGTGGCAACGACTGGGATTTTTCTGTCACCGGAAGAAGTGGTGATAACTTTGGCCAGTGAGCGGAAGATATTTTCATCCTCTAGTGCTTCTACAAGCGTGCGTTCAAATTCATCGGGAACCAGATAACCTCCTTCTGATTCTGTACCGATTTGCAGAGCATTTTTTACATTTGGGTCAAGCCCTTCTCCTGCACGAGTACGCATAGCACTCCAGAACGCTTTTTTGTACTCATCGGATGCACGACCAGTCTTTTCTTCAGCTGCCTTGGAAGGAGCATTTGTAATGGGGTTGCTGGTTGCTTTGGAAAGTTCCAGGTCGATGGAAGCCTGACGTTCAAGACGCTCGATTTCTTTACCCAGTGCTATTACATCGTTCTCCATCTTCTCATAAGTAGCGGTATCCTCTGCGGACAGTAGTCCGTCACCACCACGTTTACTATCAAGGAATGCTTTCGCTGCATCCCAGGCTTTAGCGCGCTTTTCACGCAGTTCAAGAATCTTACTCATTGAAATTCCTCCTTCAAATTAGTGCAAAATTAAAGAAAGCCGCTTATCCAGCGACTCAATCGGGGTACCTTTTTTCGGTTTTGGTTTTTTGGGTATTTTTGAGAGCAATGAATTACACACGGCTGCACGAGAGAATATTAGGCCGTGTTCTATATTAAATGGAACACGATCTTCAACCTCCATAAACAGGACTTTGTCAGCGAAGCCAAGCTCAATAGCTTTGTTTGCATTCATCCATGTTTCCGCATCCATGAGATGTGAGAGCTTTGTACGGGATAATCCGGTTTTCAGCTCATATGCATTGATGATGCTTTCCTTTACCTCATCCAACAAAGCCTTAGCACGGAGCATTTCTTCGCTATCACCGATGGCAATAGTCGAAGGATTATGGATCATTATCATGGATACAGGAGACATATACACATCTCCACCCGCCATCGCAATGACTGACGCAGCACTTGCAGCAAGCCCGTCAATCTTTACAGTTACATTTCCTTCGTAATCCATCAGCATGTTATAAATCTGTGCAGCAGCGAACACATCACCGCCGGGAGAGTTAATCCACACTGTTATATTACCAGAACCAGCCATCAATTCGTCCTTGAAAAGCTTTGGTGTTACTTCGTCGCCCCACCAGGTCTCGTCGGAGATCTCTCCGTTGAGATAGAGGGTACGTTCCTGCGTGCTTTCATCTCGTACCCAGTTCCAAAATTTTTTCATTGGCCTTTAGCCTCCTTTTCATAGAAATTGCCTGCCTGTGAGAGAGGGAGCATATTGCCGTTGACAAGATATAAATCGCCACCTTCCTCGGCAGGGATACGGTTCATATCCTCCAGTTCACGGATGTCATTAGCAGAC